TTACAAACAAAATTGAAACTAAAATTCTAAAATCTTGCCACAAATACAAACTACTGTAAAAACCTTTGAGTAAAAACAATGATGCCAAAAATATTCTTGTTTATCAATTGGCCAATCTGATCCTTTCAAATTTTGTAATCAAACGTCAAAAAGAAGATATTGTTTTTGTGGTAAGTGAACAACCTGTAAAAGACTTGGAAATTGCAGAACATTTTGACCAAAAAGAACTGTATACTGCTTGTCTTAAAATACTGAATAAATTTGAAAAATATCTAAGCTTTACAGTGATTGAATATGAGGGTTCGTTTCTGGAATTTAGTAAATTGGTTGTTTCAGACAAAATATTTTATAAAAAGATTGCCAGTAAAATTATAAATTCATTGTTAAATCAAAGTAGTAAGAATTTCAGTATGAAGAACATACACAAGATTTTGAAAGAATATAACCTGTCTAATTCCGTTTTAAAGCGTAATTATGCTATGAAATTAGAATAAATACTTTTATGCCTCGTTTTCATAAACTACTTGAACAAGAATATCTTAAATTGGACATTAAAGGTGATGAATTAAATGATATTCAAAAAAATTTAATTGATAAAATGGTTTCTTCCGGAAAAGCCAAATATGAGGGAATGGAAAAAATGTGTGGAATTATTAGTTATGATGTGGATGGAAAAAAAGGAAAATATAAAATAGATCAAAAAGGTGCTGTTACTCCACATGCTGATTCTCAAGAAGAGGAGGAAGATCAAGAATCATCAACCGGTGGTTATGATCCTAAATCCATGTCTCAATCTGACATAGGCGTTCTTCGTACATTAATGAATCCTCAACAAAAACGAGTTGTGGATACTGTAACACAAGGAGTAGTTAATGCTTTTGCAAAATATGCTGATACTTTAACAAAAAAATTAACAACAACATCATGAAATTCGAACAAATTTTAAAAAATAAATATTCTCTTTTAAGCGAAGCTCCTCCTGCTGTTTTGGATGCTCCTGAAACAGAAACACCAGAAGCTGCTGCTCCTGAAGAAACTTCAGGAGAAAATCCACAGCTTGAAACACAAGGTGTTCAATATCTGGTAGATCTGATTCGCAAAGCTCTTTTGATTGATAAATTAGATGATCGTGAAAAAGCTGATTTGATCAATTTAACAATTGATGCAAAAAATGCATTTAATAATTTAGAAAATAAAATTTTACCAATCCTTAATAAATATATTCCTGAAACTACTGCTTGAAATTACGCTTTTACATGTAATATAAATTTATGGCCAAACCTATTAAGTTTGTTGCGGCGGGAGATATACACGGAGATGAGTCAGACCCAGTTGCATTAAAATGTTTGTATAATTTTATGCGCGATTATAAACCGGATCTTACGGTTTGTATCGGTGACGTATGGGATTTTCGTGCCATTAGAAAAAATGCGAGTGCTGATTATGAAGAAAGTCAAAGCATGACAGAAGATTGGGATGCTGGAAAAGATTTCTTCAAAAAGTTTTTTTCATTCGGTCAAGAGCGTGTGTTTCTACGAGGAAATCACGATGAAAGAATTTATGATCTTTTAAGTAATGCAGGAAGTGGCTTGAAAAGAGATTATGCATCACAAGGAACAGAAGAAATTGAGGATCTTGTTAAGAAATATCGTGTTCAAATGTTTCCTTATGATTCCAAACAAGGTGTCTACAAATGTGGATCCCTTTCATTTGTTCATGGTTATGGACACAATATTCATGGTTCAAAACAACATGCAGACACATACGGAAATGTTTTATTCGGTCACACACATGCAATCGATTATTTCAGAAGTGTGAGTATTGATGTCCGAGAATGCTGGAATATAGGTTGTCTTAGCAATCTGAATCCAAGTTACAACAGGAACCAAATGCGTCGTTTAAGATGGCAACATGGATGGGCATTTGGTCTTATTCATGGTGATGGAACCCATGAAGTTTATCAGGCAAAAGAGCGTAATCGCAAATATATCATTCCTACAAATATAAAAGTATATAGTTGACAATTGTTTTGTATCCGATATTATCGGGTTATGAGTAACAAGAAATTCAAGATAAAAAATCTTCAAAAAGATGATTGGGCTAAGTTTCTTTTTCAAGAAATGCGTAAAGACGAAAAACGTCCAAATGGTTCTGGATGGATGAATATAAATCAAATTCATAATACTACTAATAAATCAATGCATATGATTCGTCGGGTTATTTCTGAAATGATTCAGAAAAAAGAATGTGAAATGTTTGTTGGTAATATAAGATCGGAAAACGGATATATTACAAAAGCTGTCTGGTATCGTTTAAAAAATGATACTTGGAAAAATATTTTTAAAAATAATTCATATAAAATTAAAAGACAAAGAATTCCTAGCGGTAAAAATTGGTTTACTGTAGGTGAACTAACACAAAAAACAGGTTTGGCCAGAACAAAAATTTTAAGACTTATTAGGGAAAATAAATTAAATAAACAAATTCAAATTTTTGACGGATATAAATATGATAGCAAAAGAAAATTTTTAACTCGTAAAATCTGGTATAAATTATGTCTAAATGGGTTAAACAGTTAGAATCCATAGTAAGAAAAAAAGAACTCAGACCATCTGGTAATTGGAAAACCAGACTGGAAGTTATGGACATTATCAAATGTAGTGCAAATTCTTCTATTAAATTTTTAAAATGGTGTGAAGAAACACAAAAAATTAAAAAAAATGTGGGAACATCATTAACATGCAGGAAATCTATTACTAGTAAAATTTTCTATAAGCCACTTAAAAAAAATTGGCCAGGTCTTTACTATGATTATGCTAAAAGTCGTCAAAAACTTCCTGAAGGTAAAGATTGGAAAACACACATTCAGCTTTGTAGAGAAATGAAAATTAATCAAGAAGTGGCTCGTCGTGCTTTGTCTGTTTTAAAACAAAATAATAAACTAGAAATTTTTAAAGGTAGTATTGTTGACCAAACCGGACATATAACTTGTGTAAAGTTTTATCGTCTTAAAGAATAGTTTCCAAAACACGTAAAACTACCTTTTTACGAATATCCGGTCCTTGTATACCTCTTAAAAACGTCAAAAACTCGTTTAAAACCTTCTCTGGATCGCTTTTAACAACTGTTGGCATGTCGGCAGCTGGATTCAAAGCACTGTTGGCTTGAGGTCCTAGACCTAGATTTTCACAATAAAGATCACCTAATTTCTTAAGATCATTGCTCATTCCCATATAAATATTTAATAAAACATGATATCTTTTAAAAATATAAAAAGTCTTTTAAGTGAAAAACTTATTTTGAAAAAAAGACCAGGTCCTGAAGGAAAGACTATTTTTATAGCAAGTAGTGATCTTGCTGATCCTAAAGAAGCAGGTAATGAAACTTTTAAAAACAAAGACTTTATCAAAACGTTAGGATTTAAATGGAATGCATTGGAACGCCGATGGGAAACATCTCCTTTAGATGAAACTCAATCTAATGATTTTGTAAAAAATACAATCAAGAAACTAAACGAATTCAATAAAGAAGAATCTTCTGACACAACCGTTTCTGAATTTGGCGGTGAAAATTTGGAAGATCGATTCAAAAAATTTGTGGAACTTTTAAAAAGCGGTGTTCTAAATGTTAAAAATAGCAAAGAATATCAAGAATATGTTCAATTCCAAAAGCGTTTTAGGAACTATTCTTTCAACAATCAAATTCTTATCTTTCTTCAAAGAAGAAATGCTTCCCGGGTAGGAGGAAAGAATATGTGGTTTCGTCAGTTTGGTCGGAAAATTAAACCAGGAGAAAAATCCATTCTGATTTATGCACCAATTATGGTGAAACAAAAAGATGCAGATGTGACAGTAGGAGTGGATCCTACTAGTGGCGAATCTTCAAAAATCATGCGTTTTCGTTTGGTTCCTGTATTTGATATTTCCCAAACTGAAGCTATTCCTGGAAGAGAAAAGGAAATACCTGAAGAAATTCAATGGTTTGATGATGCTCCTTTGGATGAGCGTATGAAAACCATATTCGAAGCTGTAAAACAATATGCCAAAGACAATAATATTGTTGTAGATATAAAAAGCGAAGATGAATTGGGCGGTGCTCGTGGTGTTAGTAAAGGAGGAACAATTGAACTTGTTAGTGAAAGTCTAAGCACACTAGTTCATGAAGTTGCTCATGAAATGCTACACTGGAAAGATCGAGATAATGTCCCAGAAAGAAAAATCCGGGAGCTTCAGGCAGAAGGAGTGGCTAATTTTGTTTTGAGTGAATATGATATTCCGGCACCTCATACTGAGAAGTATTTGGCTCTTTGGCAGATTGATCCGGAACATATAACCAGCAATTTTAATGTTATTAAAGATACTGCAAAAACCCTTATAGAATATATAAATAACTATGTGGAGCAAAAAAACACAAATATATGAAAAACATTAATGTAGAATATGATATGGATGAAAATGATCTGGATATTATTTTAAAAGATATCGTTAAAGAGCATAAGAAAAAACCATCTCTTGCATATATTTTCGAAAATTACAGTCAATTGCTTTCTGTTTTCAGACCTCATGTAATTAAAAAGACTTTGGACAGCATTCCTGAAGGATATGAATATGCTCCAAATGAAGGCGAAGAATCAGGCACAGCTGTATCTATGAGTCCTAAAGCTGCTTTATATAAAGCAAAACAAGCAATAAAAGATTTAGAAAAAAATAATCAGGAAAAGACAAAAATAATAGATGCCCAACCCGATTTAATCAAATTGGTTCTTCAAACCAGAAATCTATTTCCTTACAAATTTCGAGGAGATAGCGAAGTATTACAATTTATAAAAAACGCTATTGGTCCGGAGAATTTTAAACTGGCATATCATGCCGAAAACGAAGTTAATCAATTTGAAGATGAGCCACATGATATTGAAAGCGATCCAGAAAGCATGAGAGAAGAAAGCAGTTTCAGTAATGCTTTTGACAAAATCATGAGCAATTTGAATGAAAATCATTCTCCGGAAGGTGATGATGAAGGAAGAATGGCACTTTATCAATTAAAGAGCATGCGGGATAAAATTGATCGTATGATAGGAATGATTCAAAACAATGATCAATTTGAAGGATGGGTTCAAAGCAAAATAACTCTTGCTGATGATTATATCACTACCATATCTGATTATCTTGAAAATCTTAAAAAAGAAGAAGATCAGTCTGAGGATTCTGAGCCAAGAGGTTCTGATGATATGAGTGATGATGCAGAAGCTCTTGCCAGTGCAGGTCATGGTACGGATGAAGATTATGGATATTACGGTGGGAACGAAGACAATGAAGAAGTAAAAGAAGGTGTTGTTATGGAAAAGAAAGGTGCAAGATGCACCAAGGTTACTGGCCAACAACAATCTACACGTTCTGACAAAAAATATATGCGTTGTGCACGGGTTGATGGAAAATTAAAGAGGGTTCATTATGGTGATCCTAAATTGCGCATCAAAAAAAGCAATCCAAAAAAACGAAAAAGTTTTCGTGCCAGACACAAATGTTCCAGCGCAAAACCAGGCACAGCCAAATACTTTAGTTGTAAAAATTGGTGAACATAATGAATTTCAACGATCTAGTAAGTCAGCTTCTTGAAGAAGCCACCAAGAAAAAAGCCAAACGAGATGCTTGTTATCACAAAGTTAAACGTCGTTATAAAGTTTGGCCTAGCGCATATGCCAGTGGAGCTTTGAGTAAATGTAGAAAAGTAGGATCAAAAAACTGGGGTAAATCCAAAAAGAAATGACCACTTTGTTTGACAATCGAATACTTGAGATCATAAAGGAAGAATCTCTTCGAGACTGGTTTGGTCACAACAAAGGCAAAGGATGGATAGATTGTAAAACTGGAAAGCCTTGTGGTCGTCAAAAGGGTGAAAAACGTAAAGGTTATCCTGCTTGTCGTCCTACCAAAAGCATGTGCAGCAGCCGTAAGCGGCTTAAAAAGAGTGGCAAACGCATTAGCTGGAAAAAAGGCGCACCTACCAAATAATTAAATATCTTTATGAAGAAAGGTATTTGCAAGCTGGCTCCTAATGAACTGCATAAGGGTGATACTATCAAAAATACCAATCCAAGCTGCAAGCATTACAAGAGCAAGGGAAAGGTTACCAAAGTTACCAAAATAAAAGGTAAAAAAGGAAATATTGTTGGTAATAAAGTTGAATATAAAGCCACCAATGGTGGTAAAAATTGGAACAAAGGTGACAAGCTGGAAAAAACAGAAATTCAATTGAATAAGGAAAGCTTCAAACCTTTTCGTTTCTTTTTTGAAAAATTTCAATATCAAACCATAGGTTTAGTTGAAAAGGTTTATATTGATGGTCTGGGAAACGTAGATGCCAAAATCGATAGCGGAAACGACAGCAACAATGTGCTTTGCGGTGTAAATGCTGAGATCATTGAAAAGAATGGCTATAAGTACGCAAAATTCACAAGTGTAAATGATGTAGAACTGACCAGACCTCTTCTGGACATGGTCAGCATACATATCGGGGCGGGTGAGCAGGAAAAACGTCCCCTAGTGGCATTAGACATCGTTTTTGGGGGTGTCTTATACAAGATGGTTCCTTTCAGCATAGGAGACAGGACACAAAACGATCAACCTGTTCTTATTGGTAAAAAATTTATTTCACAATTAGGTATTGTTATTGATGTGAACAAAGAATATGTATTGCCTGCTTATAATGAAAAGAAAGGTCAATTTAGCGAAAAGCCTAGTTTGAATTATGTTGCTACACCTCCGGCTAATGTTGGTGGTGGAAATACTGTTGGTCGGGATGTTGCTTAAATTTTATAGCCCATCAATTCCAGGCATTGATCCAAATTGTAATGGTCTATGCGATCCAAAATGTGGCTAGGTGCAAATCTGGGTTCAATATCAAATCTTAATCCTGTTTCCTCTCCTGTATTCAGAATATCATCAACAAAGTCCATAGCCCCGAATTTTTTTAAAAATCTGTAATAAGAGTCTTTTTCATAATCCGTCTCAAGTAAAACCGTATGTTTACAAAATACATGTGCAACCATTGTTAATGTTCTGAAACAACTAACACTGGAAGGTGGATTAACCAACTGTGCATTTATAATGATATGCACATAAATATTTACTAAATAATATTGTGAAATTTGAAGATAGCATTTTGCAAACAATTACAGGGAAGCTGAAGCTTCGCCGCATGCGTTTTAAAGTTGATCCAGCCATTAGTAACCTTGAAGATTTCGACGGAAACACTAGCTATGAAGGTTATGTTTTGAATGAGAACGAAGGTGTATTGAATATTCTTGTTGTGGATCCTAACAATCAGGTTCGTCAAACTGCTGTTTTTGCCAAAGGATTGAATGTTCTTTCAAATAATCTTAATGAATTTAAACGTAATCTTATTCGTTTGATTCTTAACAAAGTACCTGAACAAGTTTTGCAACAGATACAAAATTCTTCCACATTTGATGAAGTTGAATTGTTGGCCAAACAAAATGGAGGAACAGATGATGACATTAAAAATGCATATCGTTCCTTTAATACAGAGTCCGCATTGAATGAACAAGGACCTTTAGGAAAAGCTGCGCAAAAAGCAACAGATACTCTTGCTTCTGTTGCAAGTAAAATTCCTGGAGCAAAAAGCGGAGGACTTGTTCGCAGAACTCTTGGCAAAGCAGCAGACATAGGAAAGGATGTGGCATTTGGTAAAGATGCCAAAACACTTGGTCAAAAAGTTGCTGGTGCATATAATATCATGGGTCGAATTGGAAAAACACTTCAAAAAACAAAAACAGGTGGTTTTGATTTCAAACAAAGAAGCAGCATGTTTCATAAAGATCGTCCTCGTACTGGTCAACAATTTAGTATTGAATATGACAAAGAAGGCGCAAAACATGTTATAACAGGTTCTGTACTGGGTGATAAACAATCAGGTGACGAGTCTTATGTGCAATTAAAAAATGTACGGGTAAATCCTCCTTTTGAAGATTATGAAAAGGTCAATTCGATTCTTGTTAAATTCGGTCTTGGTAGTCCTTCTGCAAACTTTTTTGTTTATGATGATCAAAACAAATTAAAAGATCAATTTTCTGCAAAATTGCAATATGATAATACAACAAAATCATGGGAAGCAAAAGAATCTGATCGGGTTGTTCAAATCAAAGATGATCAAAAAGCTGATAGTGCGGATCAAGGTAAAGCCGGTTCTTTCCAATATGGTGGAAAATATTATACTCCATTATCAACAGAGCCTGTAAAGATTGATGGTAAAGACTTTATACCTGCCCGTTTAACAGATCAACCAACACAAAACCCTGTTCTTATTGATGTTAAAAAAATACAAGCATAAGGTAAATAAAACTATGGAAACAATTAATGAAAAAAAGATGACTTCAGCTCAAAAAACAAAACGCGAAAAGATTGTTAAAAGCATGAAAAAAGGATTGAAGGGCATGAAAGAACGTTATGGAAAACGTGCCAAAGAAGTCATGTATGCTACTGCTACCAAGAAAGCTATGAAAGAAGAAGTTAAGTTTGATGATCTTGTAAACCAACTTCTGTCTGAAACATATCAGTTCAAGAAATAAACTTGACTTTTTTTGTCGAAAAATTAAATAAACTTGGTTAAATCCAAGGACATTATATAATATATAATATTAATAATACTAATATAAAGTAATATAGATAATATATTGATTAATATAATAAGGATATAAGATATACTATATGATATATAAAATTAATGAAATATATAACAAAGTAAAAGATAAAAAGATATCACTTAAAAAGATAAAAGATTTCTTCTCACTTGGTTTAGAACTGGGAATCTTCAAAGTTTCAGGTAATGAAGGGGGTGAAATCATTTATGAAAATCATGACAATAAAAGTTCCACAAGCAATCAAGTTCTTTTGAATGAACAGAAAAAGGAAGAACCTAAACCTGTTCAACAACAGATGAATCAAGATGGTCCAAGACCTGCACAAGTAGGAAATAAGATAACAAGTGGTTTTGGCAATCCTTTTGCTGGAACAAGCTGGGGAAATTAAATGGATTGGGTTGAAAAAATACCCGATATTAAAGGAAAACAGTTTGAGAACAAAATTCTCAATCAACTTTCTCAGATTGTTCAACAGTTTGATCCTCCTGAACCAGTTATCCCTAAAAGCACCTTAAAACAGGTAAGCTTTGAAGATGCAGTAAAAGAATTGCTTCAATTACAGGTTAAAAATTGATAAATAATATTGATGGGAAAAAAGAACAAGCAGGCTAAAAAGTCTGCAAAAGTTGCCCGTGATGAAGATGGTATTATTCGACCTGATATTTTTTTAAATTTTAGAATCGATCAAAAGTTTCATCTTAACGATCATCACAAAGCTTTTGTGGAAAAAGCCATGGAAGAGGATTCCCAGATCCTTTTTTGTGACGGTCCAGCCGGAAGCAGCAAAACATATCTTGCTGTTTTTGTTGCCCTTTCCATGCTGAAAGAAAAGAAGATAGACGAAATTGTTTATATTCGAAGCATTGTGGAATCAGCCACCAGAAAATTAGGAAGTCTTCCTGGTGAAGTGGATGACAAATTCAAACCTTGGAGCATTCCTTTGATAGAAAAATGTGATGAACTTGTGGGCAAACAAATCACAACCATGCTTTTTGAAAGCAATTATCTAAAAAGCATACCTGTTAATTTTCTTCGAGGAGCCACATTCACAAACAATGTGGTTATTGTGGACGAAGCACAAAATCTAGAACATAGTGAATTGGTAACAATTCTTACACGTTTTGGAAAAAATTGTAAATTATTCATCATAGGAGACAGCCTTCAATCTGATATTCAAAAATCTGGTTTTGAAAAAATTATGCGGGCTTTTGATACGGATGAAAGCAACAAAAACGGAATACATGCTTTTCATTTCACTGAAGAAGATATTACACGAAGCAAGCTTTTGAAATTTATTGTCAAAATAATTGCTTCAATAAAAGTAAAATAAATTATTGAATAATAAAGGCATAAGGTAAGATAATCTTATGCGTATAGCTGTAAGCGGTGCAGGTAGGTTGGGTAAAACCACATTTGTTAATGACTTTATAAAACAGTGGCCTGAGTATAAAACTCCAGAAAAAACTTATAGGTCTGAAATTAAAAAGAACAAGCACAGTCAGAACACGGATGGCAAAACACAATTGCGGGTTTTAAATCAATTGGTTGAACAGGTTTCAAGTTATAAAAAGGATGACAATGTGATTCATGATCGTTGTCCTTTAGACAATCTTGTATACAGCATGTGGGGTCATGAAAAAGGAAACAAAGGGTGTGATCCTTATCTGTTGGAAAAAACCATTCCATTAGTCATAGAAAGCATGCGTTCACTGGATATTATATTTTTAATGGTCACAAGTCCAGCCAACAAGATTGTGTTGAGGGAAACTGATACCAAAAAAGATTTAAAATATCTGGAAGAAATTGATGTTATTTTCAAAGAAATTTACAGCAGATATCGGAAAGATGGTTGTTTTGCATTTTTTCCAAAAAATGATTCTCCGGCTGTTATTGATCTGCATGGATCACCTGAAGAAAGAATAGCAATTGCCAAGCTTTATATCACTCCAGAAGGCGGTTCATATGGTGAAGATCAAGCCATATTCAATCCACAAGATCTTCTTAAAATGGAGGATCTTCTTAAGGATCAAAAACAAGCTTTGGCAGCAGAAAACAAAGAAAAAGAATTATACAGAAAATTTGGTATCTAATATTCCATCCCATTTTTGTAAATATTACAAATGGGTCTTATTGTAAATTTTAGTGATTTTGAAAATAAAACCGGAACCAGTCTTTCTGCTTCCGATTATCTTGTAGGATATACCACAGATTTTGATGGAAATCGGCAAGAACTGAAGATAACGGTTGCGGACCTTATCACTTTTCTTGAAACCAATAGCGGTAATGACCTTTATACTATTTTATATTCAAACAGTGCAAATTGGAACAGTACATACACTTCAGTCACTAACACATCATCCAATTGGAATAGCGTATATAGCACAGTAACATCATTATCAGACACCTTGGTCAGTACATACACTTCAGTCGGAAATACCTCGTCTTCATGGAACAGTGTTTACACCACAACAAATGAGAATAGCGCAACTTGGAATGCCGCCGTTTCAGGAAGTGTTGCCCAAATCATTGCCGGAGAAAATATACTTATCAGTGGAAATGTAGGAAGCGTAACTGTTAGCGCAAACAATCCGAATTGGAATAGTGTTTATTCCACAACAAATGTGAATAGTGCTTTCTGGTCTTTGGCATACACCAATCTTGTAGGAAACAGCTCTAATTATCTTACAGGAACAGCAGTAAATTTAGGAGACATTCCAACACTTTCATCCTATTGGACCTTGGCATACACCAATCTTGTAGGAAACAGCTCTAATTATCTTACAGGAACAGCAGTAAATTTAGGAGACATTCCAACACTTTCATCGAATTGGAACAACACATATACATCAGTTTCTATTAACAGTGCAAATTGGAACAATACATATACCCAATTCAGCAGCAACAGCGCAACTTATGCAACCATCGGTTTCGTAAATGGAAAGTTTCTTCCAATTTCCGGGGGAAACATAAATGGTGATTTGACAGTATCAGGTAATCTGACCGCTCTCGGCACTTTTACATTTTTGGATACTATTGTTACAGTTACAAGTGCACTCAGCGTTTACAATGCAGGTACTGGTCCTGCATTGACAGTTCAACAAACAGGAAATGAGCCCGTTGCAAGATTCTTCGACAGTGAAAGCGGTGATGCACTTTATATTGCCAACAATGGAAGAATCGGAATAGGTACAGCAAATCCAGATACTCTGCTTTTTGTAGCAGGAACCACATACGTGGAAGAAATCAAGGAAAAGGTGACACTTTCGGCTTCTCGTGCCAACAGTACAGTTAATTTTGACATACTCACACAATCTGTTCTTTTCCTTACTTTAAGTTCTTCAGGTAACTGGATAGTTAATTTCCGTGGAGATAATAATACAAGCTTGAACAGTATCATGAGTGCAGGTCAAAGTTTCACCTGTGTATCAATCGTTTCAACAGGAACCACAGTTTATTATAATAGCGCCGTTCAAATTGATGGAACAACATTTACTCCACTTTATCTGAATGGTCTGACTCCTCAAGCAGTGGTTTCCAACACAAGAGCTTTGCAAAATTACGCTTATACAATCATCAAACGAGGCAATGCCGTGTTTAATGTTTTAGCCTCAGTGAATGAATATTATTAATGCCAGCCAAAAGCACATTCGGATCCGCTTCTGTAATACCTTATAGCAGTAGTTCAGGCAGCTATAAAATATCCAGAAGTCTGCGGTTTAATTCAGGGTCGAGCAAATACCTTGGTCGTATATTTCCGAGCGTCGGTAACAGAAAGACTTGGACGTGGAGCGGGTGGGTAAAACGAACAAGTTTTTCAGCAAACCAGTATTTATTTTCTTCAAACGCCGGTTCAGCACCATTTACAACACTCGCCTTTTACACAGACAACTCCATTGGATTTGATTTGGAGAGCGGATCAAATAGTAACGGAATTCAAACATCCCCATTATATAGAGATCCATCAGCTTGGTATCACATTGTAGCATACTTGGACACGACACAAGCAACTTCCACAAATAGGATGAAAATCTATGTTAATGGAGTAGAGGTAACTAGCTTTCAAAGGACATTATATCCATCAACACAAAATAGTGATTATTATGTTAATAATAATGTATCTCATGTGATTGGATGCGGTGCATCAATCGCTAATTTCTTTAATGGTTATCTATCAGAAGTTAACTTCATTGACGGTCAAGCGTTGGATCCTTCCAGCTTTGGCTATACCGATTCAACCACAGGATCTTGGATGCCTAAAAAATATGTTGGAACATATGGAACAAATGGTTTTTATTTGCCTTTTCAAAATCAAGGTAATACAGCAAATTATTTTACGTATTCCGAGGATTTTTCAAACGTATTTTGGACAAAGTTTCAAAGCACATGCGTTACTGATGCAACCACTGCTCCAAATGGAACAAACACAGCAGATAAGATGGTTATTAATAACGGGCAGATTGCTGGTCAATTTTACACGACAGGAAGTGCAACAGATAATGCAATATGGACCAGTTCTGTTTATTTGAAAGCTTTGGATTTTACTACAGGAGTACTTTATATACAAAAGAAAGATGGTGTTTATGCTTATATAGGTTTTGATTTAGCTGCTGGAACTGTAACTGATGGAATAAACGGAGCAACCGGGGGGACAATAACTCCAGTAGGAAATGGATGGTATCGTGTTACATGTACTGTGAATCTTGGAACAGGAGCAGGCACAACATTCAATGTAAATTATCAGTTTACTGGTAACGGAGACGGCGTAAAAGGAAGTTATATTTGGGGTGCACAACTTGAACAAGCATCATCAGCAGGACCTTATATGTATACGGTGGCATCAGTAGTAAATCCGATTTTGGCCATAGGAGAAGATAGATCTCTTCCTACTGGAGGTTATAATAATTGGGTAGCTACCAATCTCTCCGTCACATCAGGAGCAGGCAATGACAGTCTTTTGGATAGTCCAACAGATTATGGGACGGATACCGGATTAGGAGGAGAAGTGCGAGGTAATTATTGCACATTTAATCCGCTTAAAAGAGGATCAACCTATGCAAATTTAAGCAATGGAAATCTTACAATTGCCGGGACAACAGGTGGGGCCGGTCAGCAATCTGTTCAAGCAAACATTGCTATGAGTTCTGGCAAATGGTATGCAGAGGCAACTATAACAACCATTGGTGCAGAAAGCTCGGTTGGTATTGCAAAAGATACGCAGGATACTAGTTTAATAGTTGGTTATGGGGCTTTTTCATATGGTTATTATTTGAATGGTCTCAAATACAATAATTCTTCTGGAACTTCATACGGTGCTTCATATACTTCAGGAGATGTAATTGGTGTGGCATTTGACGCAGATGCTGGAAATTTGGTGTTTTATAAAAACGGAGTCAGCCAGGGAACTGCATTTACAGGTTTAACAAGTGGTCCATACGTATTTGAAGGACAAGGTAGATCTGCCACATCTGGAAACCAAAACGATTGGAATTTTGGACAGCAGGCTTGGAGATATGCTCCCCCATCAGGATTCAAAGCTCTTTGTACAACCAATTTACCAATACCTTCAATTAAAAAGTCTTCAACATTTTTTGATGCAATCACATACAACGGAACAGGAACAACATTTGTTTCTCCATCTGGATTGAAATTTGCTCCAGATTTGATTTGGGTAAAAAGCAGATCACAGAATATAAGTCATGTTTTGTCGGATACTGTAAGAGGAACGGGAGAAGTGTTGTGTTCTAATAACACAAGAGCAGGTTCGCCTGATTCATTTTTGACTAATTTTAATCAGGATGGATTTACCCTGAATACCAGTATAACAGCCAACAATAGTGGTTCAACTTATGTTGCTTGGGCTTGGCAAGCAAGTTCAACTAGCTCCACTAACACTAATGGCTCTATCACCAGCACCGTCAGGGCAAATCCGCAGGCTGGGTTTAGTATTGTGAGTTTTGTCAACGCATCTGGAACAAATCAAGAAACTGTTGGTCACGGTCTTGGCGTTGTACCAAAAATGATAATTGCAAAAAACAGGGATACAAATGTCAATAATTGGGGTGTTTATCATTCTTCAGTTTGTGATACTACATCAAAATTCTTACGACTAAACACTACTGATGCAGTTGTAACATTTTCCACCGTGTGGGGAGCTAGCCTTCCCACACCATCAGTCTTTGGTGTTACTGGCGGTGGATTATCGGTAGCAAGTGTGAATATGATTGCCTACTGCTTCGCTGAAATAGACGGCTATTCAAAGTTCGGAAGCTACGCAGGAAATGCCTCGACAGATGGTCCGTTTGTTTATTGTGGGTTTAGACCGAGATTTTTAATGATAAAAAGAACGGACTCTGCCGAACCTTGGATTATTAAGGACACGGCAAGGTCTATTTACAATGGTTATGATGTTGAGATTTACCCAAACTATTCAAATACAGAGGGAGGTCCCTACTCCCCTCCAATCATGGACTATGTTTCAAATGGATTTAAGTTAAGAAGCAACACAACTGCAAGTAATGGTGGTACAATTATATTTGCAGCTTTCGCAGAATCCCCTTTTAAATACGCAAGAGCAAAATAATCAGATTCCGTAAGGACGACTAATAAGATATCGCACACCCACTGCACTTATTTTGGGTGTATGTGTCAAACGAATTGTGAACTGACAAGTATTTCCCACATTCGCCACATCCTGGTCCCGAACAAACGGTAACGGGAAAGCACTGATAAGATCAAATCCAGATGCTCCGGTTGGAAAATTAGGCGAACCACCCAAAGGAGCAGGTTGCGCACTTGTTGCAAGAGTTAGCACAAAATCATTTGCCTGCAGGTTAAAATTGGTTGGTTTTGTTATTGTGATCAAATTGCTGGCAGTTGACCCATAACCTATGAATATTGCACTTGCTGCATAGAAAACAGATGATACGGCATTTGAAACAGTTGCTGAAAGCGAATCTATCCGGGTGTTTAAAGCTGAGATTTGTTGGTTTGTTGTGGTGGAAAGATTAGCAATTTGAGTTGTTGTGCTTGCACTGAGCGAAATGTTTTGTGCAGAAAGATTTGTTATTTGTGTGTAAAAACTAACATTATTTGGACCAACAACAAAATTAGAAAAATCAATTGTGTTTGTGCCTTGTTCAGTTTCCACGATCAAAAGATTGCCATTAACAACTTCTTCTACACGAGGCAATGTTTTGATATTAATTACATTAGGATCGGCCATTGATATTATTTATTTTAAAGTAAATCAATACAAGTGAAAAATATTGGAATTGGCATAGTTACTTGCAATCGACCAGATTTTTACAATAAATGCTTAAACAGCATTCCTGAAGAGATTTATACTGTTACTGTCAATGATGGAAAGCAATTTCAGGTTCCGGAACGCCAAAACCACACTTTTATACAAAATAAAACAAATTTAGGGGTAGGAAAATGTAAAAATATATTATTTAAAAAGCTTTTGGAAAAGGGGTGTGAACACATTTTTATAGTTGAAGATGACATGTTGATCAAAAAACCTGAAGTTTTTGATGCTTATATACAGGCAAGAGATATTACAGGAATTCAGCATTTTATGTTTGCTTATCATGGTCCTGCCAACAAAAATGGAGTTTCTGGCGGTCCTGCCTGTCCCCGGTTTATTGTGGAATATCCAGAAAATACAAGAATTGCCGTAGTTCAGGGCTGTGTGGGTAGTTTTTGTTATTATACAAGGGAGGTTCTTGAAAAGATTGGATTGTTTGATGAGGATTTTCTAAATGCTTTTGAGCATGTGGAACACAGTTATCGTATAGCCCTTGCAGGATATACAACTCCTTATTGGAACTGGCCTGATCTGGCCAATAGCATGGATTATATTGATGAACTAATGTGTTCTGAACACAGCAGTTCCATTCGTCCTCGTAATGATTGGCGAGAAAATATTCAGAAAGGATGCTCTTTATTTTATAAAAAGCATGGTTATAATCCGGCATGGCAAAATTGCGTACCAGATTCTTCAAAAGAAAAGGTTCTACAGATTATGAAGAAAATCAAAAAGGAGGGTAAAGCATGAAAATAGCATTATTACTTCCAACACGGGAACGATTAAACAATAAAATCAGTTTCATGATGAGTGCATTGTCCCGATGCAAGAATCCAGATAACTACACACTTTACATGGGAATAGACAAAGATGATCCTACATTGGAACGTTGTCAAAAAATGGCAAAAGCAATAAGCAATTTGAAAATCGTTGTGATTCCTACCAATCCTGAAGGAAAATTCAGTCTAGGATATCTTTGGAACACTTTGGCAGAAAACAGTACCGAAGAAATTATCAGCATGCTTGGAGATGACATGGTATTCAGCACAGATGGTTGGGATGAGAAAATCCTGGAAGAGTTCTCTGTTGAAAAATGTCCAGACAAGTTCAAGCTTGTTTGCGGATATGATGGCCATCGCAATGATCAATTTGCTGCATGGTTGTTTATTCATCGTCGTTACATGGAAGTAACTGGTTATTTCATGCGAAAAGAATTTAGTCGTAATTGGATTGATCAATGGCTGGACAACATGTATACGGCATTTGGGCGAAAGGTTTATCGTTCAGATATCACTATCACACATAATCATTGGGTGTTTGGAACCAGCAAATATGACAAGGTGGCCGATGATATGCGTAAACATGAAGGTGAAAACAAGGAACATTCAGATTTGATATGGCCACAATTAAAGGATGCACGTATTGAGGAAGCAAAAAAATGGGAACAGATACTTGGAATCAAGGCAGATTTAAGTAAGATTCAATGAAAAAAGCGTTGTTTAGTTTCGGAAACTGGAGATATTATCCAACTTTAGATGTTTTAAAAGCCAGTGCCGAAGCACATGCAAATGTGAATCAAATTCATATTTTGAAAGAACCAGATATTGATTCGGAATTTTATAAAAAGAATATTCAGCATTTTAATGATAAGAGGGGTTTTGGTTATTGGGTTTGGAAGGGATATTTTATAAAAAAGTTATTGGATAAAGCATCTGATGATGATGTTTTTATGTATGTTGATTCAGGAAATGAAGTGATTGGTGACCTGTCTCCTTTGTATGATTTGTGTAAAAAAGATGAAAAGGGAATTATTTTATTTGAAAACACAGATGGTGAACCAAATGGTAATGTTTGGAAAAATAATCAATGGACAAAATCTGATTGTTTTAATATCATGGGATTAAAAACAGACGAATATCTGTATGGCAATCAGGTAAATGCATCTTATATTGTTTTTCGTAAAACTGATTTTAGCAAAAAGTTCTTTGATTGTTATCTTGATGTTTGTCAGAATTATAATATAATCTCGGATGCTCCAAATATAACTGAAAATTTTAATAAAGACTTTCAAGATCATCGTCATGACCAATCCATTCTGTCCTTGCTTTCAATAAGATATAAAATAACCATTCAACGGGATCCATCTCAATGGGGAAATCATAAAATAAAACAAGATTCACCCTATAAACAATTATTTTTTCATCATAGAAGGAAGTATTACATATGAAATTCTTGATCATACAGGAAAACGGAAGACATATCGTTAGCAAGCATTTACGGGAATGTAACAGTCTTCAACGTGCACTTTGGTTTCATGGGGAAGAATGTGATGTTTGGGGTTTGGGTCATGATAATTTTGAAAAGAAACCAGACTATAATTCATATGATGTGATTATAAATTTAGAAAATTATGATGTGGGATGGGTTCCTGATCTTTCAGAATATAACAAACCTATCAAGCTTCTTTGGGCAATCGACAGTCATTGTCAGGGCAAACAATATTATCTAAACATTTTTAATAAAGGAAAATATAGAAAAATACTGGAAGCAACAAGATATTTTATTGACGAAAACAGTGTATGGTTTCCAAACTGTTATGATTCAGATTTCATAACACCTATAAAAGAAATAGAAAAAAACACATTTTTGGGATTTTGTGGAAACTATTGCAACCGAAAGCCATTGTTTGATGCAATCCAGAATCGTTTCCCTGAATTCAAAATGGATATTGATGTGCGAGGAATCCATATGATTCGGGCCATCAATTCATATATGGTTTTGTTTAATAAAAACATTTTTAATGATATAAATTATCGAAGCTTTGAAACCGCCGGATGTGGAACATGTCTTCTAACCAGTTATGACGATCAATATAATGATCTGGGCTTCAAAGAAGGAGAAACCTTTTTATCATACAAAAGCTTGGATGAAGCAATTGAAAAGATAAATTATCTCAAAGCCAATCCATTGGTTGCCAAGGATATTGGTATTAAGGGAGAAGAATTTGTTCGAAAGAAACATACTTTCAAAAACAGGGCCAAGAGTCTTATAAAATACGTACAAACTCTATGATCATAAAGTCCGAGGAAGGTCATGTTTTAACTCATTTGGGATTAGGAGATCAAGTCACATGCAATGGTCTTGTTAGAGAACTATACAAGCGTCATCCCAAATTGTATGTATATAGCAAGTTGAAATATTATTATAATATCGAATTCATGTATCGGGATCTACCCAATCTTAAAGTTTTCCCGATTGAAGAAAGCGGAGCACAATATTTTGTAAATCTGCATGGAATAAAGAATTTTTATAAATTGGGAATGGGAGGAGGCGAAACTGTTGAAAAAAGCTTTTATGCTCAAGCAGGAGTGGATTTTAACAAGAAATGGGAAAGCTTTCATGTGGAAAGAGATCATGAACGGGAACAAAAATTATACTCAAGTTTTGGATTCCAACCCAATGAATATGTTTTTATTCATGATGATATTGCAAGAAATCAAATAGTGGATACAACTAAAATAGCTGACAAGAATTTAAAAATATTCAGAGTGAAACCCGAATATACAAACAATATATTTGATTATTGTAAAATAATCGAAAATGCAAAAGAAGTTCATGTTATAGAATCTTGCGTCATGTTCATGGTTGATTTGGTTTTTAAAACACTAGATAAACCTTTGTATATGCATAGATATACAAAACCTATAGAACCATGGGAATACCCAACAAACAAATTAAATTGGCACATTTATGAGCAATAAACCCACTCTTGTTTTTGATATTGGTTATAATCAAGGAAATTTTACAAGATGTATTCTGGGAATATATCCAGATGCAAAAATTATAGGAGTTGATGGACATCCCGTTTATAAAGAAATGTTTGATCGGAATCCTTTGCGTAATGTTGAATGTATTCACGGATTGGTCTCAAATGTTTGTAAACAAGATGTTTCTCTTTTCATATGTGATTGCAATCCTGGCATCAATTCAATTAACCCAGATTGGATTGAAAAAATACGACATAATCATTATTTTCAACAAACAAAACGGGAAATAAAAGTAAGATCTACCACTTTGGATAAAACGATAAATGTTTATGGAGTTCCAGATATGATAAAATTAGATATTGAAGGAGCCGAATCCATAGCTCTTAGTGGACTATCGCAAAAATGTGGAACGATTCTTTTAGAATGGAGTGAAGAATTTTTCCAAGATACATTAAAATGTGTTGAAATATTAAGAAAACTCGGTTATAACCTATTTGCAAATGATAGTCATTGGGAAGGAACAAACGAAACAATACAAGAATTCAATCCGGCTTTGGAATATAAAAGCTGGGATGATCTTATTAAAGACGAGGATATTGATCCAGAGCGTAAAAAGCGATGGGGAATGTTATATGCAAAATGAAGGCAGCCGTTTTAGAAGAAATTAATCAACCATTAGTTATCGGTGATGTTGATCTTACTGAAGTAAAATTTGGTCAAGTTCTAGTTAAAATATTGGTAAGTGGGGTTTGTGGTGCACAACTTCAAGAGATTGCAGGTCTTAAAGGAAATGCCAAATTTGTCCCACATCTTTTGGGTCATGAGGGTTGCGGAGTAGTAGAAAGTGTAGGCGAAGGTGTCACTCGTGTTAAACAAGGTGATAAAGTCATTCTTCATTGGAAAAAAGGGGAAGGTATAGAATCTCCGTTTCCAGAATACATCTACAAAGGTAAAAAAATTAGCAGTGGAAAAATCACAACTCTTAGCGAAAAAAGCATAGTATCAGAAAATAGACTTACTACCATTCCTCAAGACACACCTAATGAATTTTGTGCTTTATTGGGTTGTGGAATGAGCACAGCACTTGGAATCGTGAATTATGATGCGAATATAAAATTCGGAGAAACTGTTTTGGTAATTGGTTGTGGAGGAGTTGGATTGAATATTATCATGGCAGCAAATCTTGCTAGTGCAGGAAACATGTATGGTTTGGATATTTCAAATGAAAAGAAATCCATGGTTGAAGGTCTTGGTGCAAAATTTATAACTGGGTTAAATGAGATTTCTGAAAAAATTGATTGTATCATCGATACATCAGGAAATATGCAAGTGATTTCAGATTATCTGCCTCTGCTTTCAGCAAGGGGAAGATGCATTATTGTTAGTCAACCTAGCAAACACAACTGCCTAGAAATAAAAAATCCAGCCAATTTTTTTGCAGGAAATGGTCAAATTATACGTTCCACACAAGGTGGAAACGTAAACCCAACAGA